ACCTCTGTTTCCCCATTCTGAAAACAAAACATTTAAACCACGTCTTGCTTTTTTTAAATCATAACCTGAATTTGTTGAAAGGCCACATCTTTCGTATGCTTCTTCTACGATATCATCAATCGATAAATCGAATGCTGTAGTCCCTGATGTAGCCATTCTAACATATTCCTATTTTTTTAATTTTTTTGCAATTAAAGCACCTAAAACTGCTTTTTTAGGTTTTGTCATTCCGCCTTTTTTATACATAGGTTTTTTTGACATTCCGCCACCCATCATTTTTTTTTTAGCTACGCCACCTTTCATCATTTTGCCCATAGCCATTTTCTTTTTTGGTTTTATTTTTCCATGTTCCATTAGTATACTCCTTTAAAGTTATTACCTCGAATAGCTGCACCGCCACCTCTGGCCATACCGCCTTGTTTCATTTTTTTTGATTTACCCGTAGCACCTGCAATTTTATCTGCGTAGGTAATTTTATCCCTTGGCTCAGCTAGTGCTGCGAATTTTTTTTGTTTAGGTGTTTTAGGTATCATACCACCTTCAGCAAATCTTTTTTTACCTTTTTTATTCATTTCAATTATTTTTTTAATACCAGGATAATCTTTTGCTTTCCCAATACCAATAGCAATTTTTTTAACTTTAATTGGTTTTTTCACTTTTCCTCCTTTGTCCATTTTCTGTGGTTTAATTGGTGCAGGAGAATGCTTAGGTCTATTAAGAAGATAATATTCATAAGTTCCAGGTTTTGGTGATTTTACATCACCACCCTTTTTTAAACCAGGAAGTTTAGGTTGCACTCTAGGTGATTTTTTATCTTTTAATCTTTTTCTTCTTTCTTCTTTGACCTTTTCAATAATTTTTTTAATTGAATCTCCAATTGGTCTAAGTCCTTCTCGTCTTGGCATTTTAAACTCCTATAAAATTTTGTACTTTGTTGAATCTATTATACCACCTTGATTCTTCTTTGCAAAGGTACTTACATTTGTGGGTTTGCCCCCAACACCTTGAGCTTTACTTCTCTTTCTTGCAACAGCAGAACGCCTTTGCGATTCTGTCATACGGGCGGCTTTTGCAGCAGGCACGCATTTGGGGTATTTTCTTTTTGATCCACTTGCAGATTTTCTTCCACATTCTTTAAAACCTCCGCCTTTCTTTTTAGAGCCAATATCGACCCATTTTTCATTAAACCATTTAGTAAGACCACCTGACTTCATTCCTGCTGGAACACAATTAGGAACCATCTTATTTCCTTTTTTCTTCATGCCCTTTTGGACATAGCCATCCCAGCATGTTCCTTGTTTAGACATAAGTATATTTTGTTGTATCTATGATACCACCTTTTGCCTTACCCGCAGGTTTAGGGCCTCTAAAATCTTTTCTTTTTACTCCAGACGGATCTTTTATTTTACCTGCACAGATTTTACTAGCGTATGCGTTAGCGTATGCACTGGGATATACCTTAAACTTACGTTTCGCTGCCGCTTTACCTCTCGGACATAATTTTGTCATTTCTGCTCCTGTTGTATACTTTCTTAGATTGTATCACTTTAGAACGATATCGTCTAGTCCTGACATTAAAAGCTTCAGGGTTTTTTATGATTCCCTTCTTTTTTCTAGGCATATTTTGTTTTTACCAGCCTCTAATTTTTTGAAACCAAAAGGCTCTAAAGCATTTTGGATAAGAGGCATGTTATATTTAGGGTAGTCATCAAAAACGAATCTACAATTAGTCCCTGCACGATTTGCAAACCAAACAGCTTCAGTCAAGACATCTCTAGTCATATGTGGACCATCAAAATGCACAAAGCAATATGGACTATAATGATGATATATATTCATAAAGTCAGTATCTGTAATTGCAAACAATTCAAAGTTTTTATAACTTGACAGATCTTTCTGCAGACGATCTTTCATTTCATCTGTATAGTCAGCAGTGTACGCTGGACTATTGTCGTAATGTTGATATTTTAAATTACCATATGGATCGATACCATAATGTTCATGAGGTTGTAATGAATCAAGAATAATCTTTGAGCCTAGTCCCTCTCTTACACCTATCTCACAACTTAATTTATAATTATTTAGATTTGATAATCCTTTTGCCCACTTTTCCAGTAGATTGTATTCTGTGCTGTCTCCTTTTATCATTTTTACCTTTCCTAGCTCCTCTTAATTGTCCCTCTACTTGTTTTCTCATTTGTGATCTTCCAATTGGCATTATACTAAGTCCCTTGCTTTTCCTGTTATAGGTTTATATTTTGTTTTACCCTCAGATCTATAAGCATGCATAAATTGTGCACGTCTACCTTCAGGTATCCAACTGCAGTGGATCCAACCCGAATTAGGTTCGCCAGGAGTGTAATACTCAAGGATCAATTGATCTGGCTCAAGGTTCTTATATATCCAATCTGCAAGTTCAGCGTTATCTGTGCCGATTACTTCAAAATCCGCCGCTTCGGCCCGTGCATGCTGGCTGTTTGCTGAGCTGCCGATGGCTAAGCAAAGCTCTACACTACGAAATCCGCTAGTAACCTTAACTCTGCCGAAGTGATCTCGAACGGGTTGTAAAATATTTTCACACAAACCTTTTAATTTTTCTATTTGTTCTGCGTTAGGATTATTATTAATGCCTTTACGGATGGCTGTGTCCGATTTGGTGAGTTCAGAAAGAGTGAAGTTTCGACTAAGATTCATTGCAAATATATCCTATTACGTTTTTATCGCCCCATTTAATAACAACCCAATTTTCTCCATTACCATCAGTATACTTTGGATTTGGCACAATCTCAACCTGTTCTTTATAAACTTGTTCACAGCTTTTGTTATCTGGTACATTTATTGGTTCTAACATATATCCTCCCGATACGATCACAATCATTAAAAGTTTCATTACTCAATAATAAGCTTTTTAATTGATTTTGAGCCATCTATATTTGATTCTAGTTCTGCTTTACCTTTCCAACATTTGTATGTAACTGATTCTGAAAATTGTCTTTCAGCTTCGCGTTTGCCGCGTAAACAAATTGCCATCGACGGCTGCAAACGTGCCTCCTTGATCTCTCCGTTTACAAACATAAGTAATCCTATTACAGCTTCTATCATTGTGAACTCCCATTACCATTTGTGTATTTCATTTCTCTATTAGCATCTTTTAATTTTTCAATGTCAATCAAAACCTTGTCCATTTGTTTTCTTAAAAATTCTATGTTGACTTTATTTAAAGCCATGTTTTCAATATGTTTATTTAACTTATCCGTGGTCTTATAAAGATCCTCGATCATCATGAACTGCTCAGAATCAGCGGGCAGTGAACCTAGTTGTCCACGTGGCCATTTAATTCTAAAATCTGTATTCTCTGTTAAATCTTTTTCCATCAACTCTAATCTTGTTGAGTGTTGGTTTAAACGTTCTACCATTTGAAAATAGCCCATAGTGCCAAGAGCAACGATTACGATCAACGAAGCTACCGTCTTCATCGGCATCTGCACGGCAGCGGATTCAGATATGTTTAAAGGTTTATTCGCCATTAAATAAATCCTCTGGTGAAGTTTGTTTTTTTTCTTTTTTCTTCTTTTTACCAAATAAAATTGATTCAATTATATTTGCTAACTTATCAACTAAACCAAAAAAACTATAAATAATTCTATCTATCATTCGTATGTTTTATCCTCATCTCTTTGTTTTTCTTCCATTTCATAAAACATATTATCACTATCTTCTGTAACAAGTCCACTATCTTCCGCGTCCCAAATTGTAGTTTGTACCTTATAGTCAGGCCAACTGTTATCAGTAGTGTAGCTATTAACATGCCACAAAATACGATTATTAGGCTGAGCTGCATAATTGCCGTTATCAAGAGCCAGTATATGCGCACACTTATGTTCTTGAGGTATTTCAGAATGTTCTGTGTTAAGAATATTATTTTCTGGGTGAGCCCAATCGATAGTGAAAAGATATTGTCCATGATAAAATTTCTTATCGAGTCCTAAAAATTTACCTTTTAAACCATCCAACCAATCAAAGCAATGAACACTAGGATAATAGCTGAAACAGTTCCACAACTCCAATTCGTGCGTCTGCATATTCGGCACATTGGCTCTATCAAATCTTTTTTGGAAAAACGCTGATATAGGCAAACGCCAAAAGCACGCCCCATTTGGTAACATGATGTTGAAAAGGATTGCACGACCGGTAATGCTTGTGATACCGAAGATAACACATTCAAGACTTTCGTTTTTATATTTTGGATCGAGATCATATAGATATTCCTTTCTGACCTTGCAATAAGTAACTGGTATATTTGCATTCAAATAAGCCACTTAACATTTCCATCTTCTTCTCGCTTGTCTTATTCTAGAATTAGGATCATTTCTTGTTTTTGCCGAAGCTCTTTTCAATTGTCCTAATGATCTCGCACAATAAGATTTTCTTCTTTTCGCAGCAGCAGAACCTGGTTTTACTTTTCCTGTAACTGCAGTTTTTAATTTTGAACCTGGATTTTTTCTTCTATAAGCCATAACACCTTTTTGTGTCATGCCTGCACCAGATTTAGTTGATCTATAGTTACCTGCAGATTTTCTTCGAGAAGGCATACCACCATTTTTTAACAAGATTGGACTTGTTCCTTTTGATTGTATGCCTACTCTATTCATTTAACTCCTAAGCCGATAAAGTTGGTCCTGAGTATTTATCTGTCAACAAAGTATATGCTGCAACATTAGTCTTTGTTTTACAAAAAATACCTTTTGGAAACAAAATACCATCTTCAGGAAAAGAAAAATTAATCACATCTCCTTGAGGCACATCTCCAATAAATAAAGTTGTACCTGTATTTGAAGTAGTAGTTAATTCTAAAACACCTGCTCCAACATTGTCGGATGCAATGATAATTCCCCTTAACCTTACAGGAGGAGCAATGATTGCAGCAGCTCCTGCCGCTGCTGTAGATCTAGTAGCTTGTATATCACTTTTATAACTCATTTATGCTCCTTAGTTTGTGGCTCCCGAAGGAGCCACAGTTAAAATTATGCAAATTGTTTATATGCAACAATCCATTTAAATGAACCATTTGCAGATGCATTAGTTGTATTTGTAAGTTGTAAGAAAATATTTCTTGCAGCTCCAGATACGTTTACTCTTGGAGAAGCAGCAGGTGAAGCATCGCTTCCTGTTGTATCTAAAAGAGTTGTTGGATAGTGTGCTCCAGCAGGTACAGTTGTACCTCCATCAAGAATTTGATCAGTGATAGCAGCAACTAATTGTGCTCCACCCGTTGCAGTTCCAACTTTAAATCCAATGTCACCAAGTGTAACAGTTGGAGCAGAAGTACATACAATCTGAATACTTGTAATAATAGTATTGTCAGGTTGTGAAAAAGTTTGCTCGTTAGTTCCCGCAGTAGATTCGATTTGTCCTGTAGCAGTTCCTTGACCTTGAAGTAAAGTTCCAACATAAGCACCTGATGAATTGATTTCAAAAACATTAGTAAATGCACCTGTTGTTGAGTTTTTCGTTGCACCAATAAAACCGTTTTCCGATCGTACTGGTCCTGAAAAAGTTGTATTTGCCATAATATTCTCCTTTGTATAGCGTTCGTTATGTAGTCTCTATACCGTCTGCCTAGCCAGTCTACATAATAATTTTTTCTAGGTGTTTTAATTATATATAAAAAAAGGGGCGAAGTAAATACTCCGCCCCTTAATATCTATTTAGTTTCTACGAATTACGCAGCGCCTGGTGAACCAAAGATTCCTCTAGGGTCAGAAAATCCGAAGCTGTATCTTTCTCTAGCTTTGAATCTCATGTTTCCAGTATCGAAATCACCTTCCATTGCAGTTCTTAATGGAGCTCTTTCGAAGTGCTTTAATCCATTAGGTGCATCTGTAAGAATGAAGAACGCATCAGTGTCCAATAAGAAATGGTTTACTCTGTATCCTTCAGGTACCATTCCCATATTGTTAATAGCATTGATGTCGTTATCTGCAGTCCCTACTCTTAAAGGTGACTTTAAGATTCTCTCAGCAGTAAATTGTAATTCTTTTGGAATTATCATTTTTCTACCTTGAGTTGCTATTCTTAAACCTCTTTCATCAACGAAAGCAGCAATGTCAATCAATGACTGCTCTAATGATGTTTCGTTTAAGTCTGCAGCAGTTGCTAACTCGTTTGCAAAAGTTCCACCACTTACTAATGGGTGGTTGTTAGCACAAAGTGCTACACCATCTCCACCGTTTGCAGTGTCAAATGCATTATTTAAGACAGCAGCAGCTTTCACTTGTTTAGTGTTAGCCATTGATCTTGCTAATGCTCTTGTGTAACGAGCAGCTAATCTGTCGTACAGATTGTCTTCGATAGCTTCTTCAGTGATTGCAAATGCTAAAGCAATAGTTTCGTGCGTATATCTTGCAGTGAAACTTTCTTTTGCATCGTCAAACTCTACAGCCGCACCTTCAGTTTTTGTTGGTGCACCTGCGAAGCCAGCTAACATTACTTCTTCTTCAAAAGCTCTGTCAGAAGACTCTGTAGTAAAGATTTCTGCATGTTCATTTTCGTATCTATCATACTCCAAGCCGAATAAGGCATTCAAACCTGGTTCTAGTTCTTTAACTAGCTGTGCTCTACTTATCGCCATGTTCTATCTCCTTATTACGCCGTTAACCCAACTACTCCACCTTTGTATTGGTGAGCGTTGATTCTAACGAGTACGTTTACGTTTGATGTTGTTTGATCACTGTTCTCAGGGTCTTGAGAAATATCAATAGCTTGTAAAACAAATGTAGACGAAGAGTCTGCACTTGATTCATCTAAAGCTTCCCTAGATTGTCCTGATTGAGTGCTTCCAGCTGTTGCAACGATCGAATAGTTTGCGAATAGATGGGTGTTTGCAAAACTTCCATCTGATTTGATTTCGTAAACTACATTCGGATCGTCAATAACATTCGCAATTATATCGTTAGCACTTACTGTGCCTGGATAGTAATTTTTGAATGTAGGCTTTTGAGTGTCTGGATCTGTATAGAAGACACCATTAAAAACTCCAACAACAGGGTTATCAGTTGCGCCAGCTCTTTCGATTGTGCCGTTAGTCACTGCCTTAACTAAGTCCCCTTGGAATATTGCAGTACCGTAGTTCTTCAATATTCTGTATCTGTTTTGTGAGTTATTAAACGGTGTTCCACCTAACATTCTCGCAGGTCTCAAGCCAAAGTTACCACTTTGATTAGCCATGGTTGTTACTCCTTAGTTTGTTAGTTTATGTTTAATAACCCCTTGGTAGTTACTAAAAAATTATTTTTTAGTTCCACTTCCGAAGGTTACTCGAGATTGCCTTTCAATATTGATCGGCATCTCTGGTCGTTGTTCCTTCATTAAATCATTGTCTACCGCGTCCATTTGGCCTTTACTCTTCGCATTGAAGTATTCTTTTCGCGATACAACGATTTCTTCCGGTATCCTAGCCAACAATAGGCCTCCAACCCCAACTACGCCTTCGTGTTTGCCGCTACTGATGACTGGGTAATCATTAGGTCCAATTTGTTTTGCTAACTCATCGGCTCTAACAAGCTCCCAACCCTCTCTGAGTTTCTTAGACATGTTTCCAGTGTCTTCGTAACCCTGCGTGCTTTCTCTCAACCATCTATGGCAAAAACCATTTGGTGGCGGAGGCGCATCTAGACTTGATGGTGGAGTCCAGGGCTTCTTTCTAATATCTTTAGATTTCAGCTCTGACTCGCGCGAAACTTTATTTATTTTATCCATAATTTTCTCCTTTACTTCACGTATTTCGCGTATTCTTCAGGTGGCACCCCTAATCTTTTAGAAATTACCAACTGTGATTTGGTGAGTTTCACAGTCCTGCGTCCGTTTTGGTTTCTAACAGCAGGTGCAACAGTTTGGACGGGTTTCTTTTGCTCCTGTTTTACATCCTCGATAGGCTTAGCCTCTTGAGGATCAGAAAATCGACTAGGAAAGTATTCTCTAATTCGATTATCTAATTCATTATAATACTGATCGCTGTCTCCTGCAATACCCTCAGCTTTAATTTGTTTATCTATTTCAAAAGCAGCAGAGGTCATTACTTGGTCTTGTAAAAACCATTCTTTGTTCTTCTCAGCCCATTCTCTAGACTTAGGAGATGCTTGAATATCAGGTTGTTGAGGCACAGGCGCTTCCTTTTGTTTTTCAGCTTCCTGTTCTCTCATAAACTTAGTATTTGCTAATCTTTCTTTTTCAATGTTAGCTGTTACAAGTTTTTGGTTAGCTTTCGCTATGGCTGTAGCGTCCTGAGCTTCAATAGCTGATTGCAATTCTCTAGTTGCATCAGCCTCATCAGATTTAATTCTTGCTTCAAACTCTGTAAGATAATTTTCTTCAAGTTTTGGAAATCTTTTCTGCATATCGTCCATTTGTTTTTGTAGACCTTTTGCATATTGCATCGCAGCTTTTTCTCTTCGCTGTGATTCTCTCCAGTTCTTAGTTAAATCATTAATTCTACTTTGAACTTTTTTTCCATAATCTTGAAGATTTTCTTTATCTTCAGGTTTATCTTCTTTTGGTTCTTCCTTAGATTCAACAACTTCAATTTTATCATCTTTGTGTTCATTGACAGCCGTGCCTTCAGGAATCACTTCATCATTTGGTAATACAAGTTTCTTTTCTGGTTCTTTTACCTCGTAAGAAACTTCTTTAGCCTCAACACCATCAGTATCTAATTCTACTTCTTGTTGTGAGGGTTTAAGTTGTTCTTGTGACATAGTTAGCTCCTAGTATGCGTGCAGTATATCCTCTGGATTACTGATTGTTGCGATGATTTCATCATCGTTTAAAATACGCACTTCACCACCTTCAATTTTGAAACGGCTTCCTGCGTATCTTCCGAAAATTATCCAATCACCTTCTTTACACCATGGTTTCCCGTGAAATTTTTCATCTTCTTTGTAACAAAGATTTCCCATCTTCAAAACTAAACCACACACTGTAGTCATTTGAATTTTGTCTTGAGTTACATCAGATAAAACTAATCCACCTTTGGTTTTTTTAGGACCAGAGTAAGGTAAAACTAATAGTCTCCATCCAGTTGGTTGGGGTAATTTATCGATTGTTTTTTTGTCTATTGCTTCTGAATCTAAATAAAGTTTTTGAACTTCTTCTTTAGACTTATATGCATTTAGAAGACCATTATCAGCCTTCTGCGCCTTTGGCGTTATTATCGTCGTCATTATCGCTCCTGTTTCTTAACAAGTCCGTTAGGTCTTGTTGCAGATCTTTTAAAGACCTGATTTGTCCTGTAATATATTTATACTCTTCGAAGTTGTCAACTCCAATTATAACCTTTTCTGTATAACTCTCGATCTTGGGTTTGAGAATCTTTTGTTGAATATATTTGATTGTAGCGTAATCCACTATTTCTTTCCGTTACGGAAGATTTGTGTTCCCTTTATGCCATATATTGATGCCACGACCAAAATCCACAAATTTGTGAACCAAGAAGGTAGCTGCGAGAACATATCAAAGAATTGTTTTACCTTTTCCATAGCAGATGGATCATCGCTTATGACTGCCCAGGCGAGCACCAAAACGGGCAAACTGAGAATTATCAAAACTGCCTCGTCTTTCCAGTCTGACTGACGGGCTTCTAACAATTTACCCTGGTAAGCTTCCTCACCACGAGCTTGACGCTCTGCGTGTAGTAATTGTGCATCTGACATTGCCATCTTTGCTTTTTGCTTGTTAGCGTATATCTTACTACCTGCAGATACTGCTAATTTTATTGCTTGAAACCACATTAGAATATTCTAACCTTTCTTCTTTTATTTTTCAATATTTTTCCTGATCCTCTTACTAATCCACCTTCATTAAAATTAAATTCGAACATTTTTGGCTTTACTTTTTTAAGAGGCATTGGAACTTCTGGTGTTTTAGCCATCAATGTAGGTTTTTTAATTATAGGTTTATTGTTTCCACCATCTCCATCTCCTCCAGTGTTTGTAGGTTCAGTTCTTTTTCCTTGTGTGAGCATCTCACCACCTAAAGGATCTATTTCTTTTTGTTCTTTTAAATTTTTCGCATCATAAAGGCTTTTAGAAATTGCATTAAAAGCCATAGCAGTAAGTCCAAGATTTGGAACTTGAACAGGACCTTTTCTTACTGTAACACCTGACGGTGAAGGTGAGGGTGGAGCATTACCACCGTTTCCGCTTCCTCCTCCGTGTGAGGTCGCCGATACATTAGCTGCTACGTTTGCAGCTTCTGAACCTAAATCTCCAGTATCAACAGCACCCGAGCCTCCAAAATTACCTCCAGATTTACCTGCACCCATCCCAGATGAACCAGCACCCATGTCCCTTCCACCTCTAGCTTTAAAAACTTTTAAACCACTTTTTAAAACTTTAGCTTGTTTGGCATGTGTCTTAGATGCTTTTTCTAAACCTTTAATGACTTTTTTTACTTTTTTTCTCATTAGTAATATTTTGTAACTTTTCTTCTGTCTCCCATGACTTTACCACAACCTTTCGCAATACCACCTTTTTTCATTCCGTGTGGTGTTGGTCCACTTTTTGGTGGTGGTCCTGATTTTTTACCTGCCATCCCTCCACTTTTTACCTCAATAGCAATTACTGGGTTGTCTAAATGATCAGATGTTCCTAAAGGAGGTGTCCCTTCCTTAAATTCTAAACCAAATCTCGGATCTTTACTATCTTTTCTTTTTTTTGGAATATCTCTTTCTCCAAATCTTCTTTTTCGTCTTGCACTAGGCCCTTTTTTTCTATTCATTTCCTTTTTTCTCCTGATTTAGTTTTTCTTCTTGTAGTTCTAACCTCTTTTTACCTAATTCTTCGTTTAAATTCAACTTGTCCTCACCTAAAGTCTGTTGCGCAGAGAATTTATTAGCTTCAAACTCCATTTTTGCTGCTTCTTCCTGTGCTTTTCGTTGAATATCCATCGCTCTGAGGTCTAATTCACGTGTTTTTAGTGCTAAAAGTGGGTCTTGATTCTGTTGTGATTGGAATTGTTGCTCCATTGCTACTAATTCTTGCACTTTTTGAGCAATTCTTCGTGCAACTTCTGCTTCAAACTCTATAGAAAACGCTTCTTCATCAGTTTGTTGAAGCTGTGCCATGCTTTGGTTCTGTTGAAACATAGCTAGTACCTCTTGTTTAACCTGTAATGACACGTGTTCCATTAAATGACCTTGTAGTAGACCATAAATTTGTGGATTTATCTGCACCATTCTTGATGTCATGAATGACATGTGAGCTGCAATGTGTGCATTGTGATCTTGTTGTGGAAATGCTTTTGGAATAACCATTTGTAACGCTCCAGTATTTTCTGTTGCAGGATCCAAAGGTCTAGGTGGCCCTGGAGGTGGTTTTAAAATTCCTGAAATATTTTTTACACCAAGTGCTTGATACATTCTTTTGTAAGCTTCATGTATATCATGCATTTGAGGATTAGATTGCGCAAGTGTTAAAGATGCTTGTGCTATTTGAATTCGTTGTGTCATTGAATAAATATCAGGATCAGCTACTGGAAGTATATCTACTCTGTCATCAAAGTCAGATTGTTTTATTAATCTACTCGCTCCTACAACATCGTATGGATATTCCATAGGTAATGATTCTGAAATTACTCCAGCCAACATTTTAAATTCTTGACCCATTGAGTAGTAGCATCTTTTGTGAATCGCCGACATGACTTTTGACCCTCGTTCAAGGACCGCCATAGTAGTTCCTACAGGAGCTTGTGTATTCATGTCTGCCATTTTCATATCAGCTATAGATGCAAATCTTCTTCCAGAATCTACACAGAATTGAAGAAGCTGATAAAGAGTTGGATCTGGTCCTTTGAATGGTAAAAACTGAAATTGATCTTTGATGTTACCACCCGGTGCATCTACATCTCTGAATTCACCTGGCTGCAAAGGCTCTGAATCATCTCTTATTCTTAAACCTCTTGATTTAAAACCAGCAGGAAGATTTGATAATGTCCCTGCATCAAGTAATTGTCTTAAAGCAGTTGTAGCAGTTCTTGATAAACCACCGATAGTATGAATTAAGCCATTACCATAAAAACCAAAACCAGGTAAAAATTTGTAATGAACAAAGAAATCTTTTCTTTTTCTTAATGGATCATTCTCTTCAAAGTTTCTATAAATTGATAATACTTTTCTTGAATCTTCGTCGATGGTTACAACGTAAGGAACTTTGATACCATCTTCATCTTCATAACCTGGTATATCAAGGTTTGTGTGCACCTCTATTAAATTATATAATGCATTTGCTTGTCTATTGTCAGTTGAAGTAACTCCTTCAATCTCATTCATTTTGTCTTGAACTTTATCTGACTTATAACTTGGTCTTGGTAAATCTATATCCCTATAAAAACCATTAACTTGTAATTTTCTTAAATCATTTTGAGACATCTGTAACACTTGCGATATTCTAAGTGCATCAGATAAATCAGTTGCATTATAAGGAACTACTAAATCTTCAGCTTTAATAAATTTAGCACAAGCTCTTCCAATGACTGGGTCGTAATAAACTTTCTTAAATGATGAACCTGTAAGAGGAAGTAAGAATAACATCTGATCCATCTCTGGAGTGTATTCTTTCATTACTGATGTAATCATGTAATTCATGTAGTCCTTGACACGATTAGCCTGATTTATTTTTTCATCAGTCTGTGCTCCTAGAACTTCAGTTCTTACAGGTCCACCTGCAGGTAATAACTCTTTGATTGCTTGCGCTTGGAATTGAGTTGCTGACTCCGCAAGAAGAGGGTGAGTTACTCCTGCTGCCCCAAGGAAAGGACGGGCTGGTGATTCGTACTTGAATCCTAAAAGATCTAGTCCCTTAACATATGAATCTACCCATTGTTGTCTCGAACGTTTATCATCTTCATAGTTTGAGACAAGCTCACTTCCTATTTGAGATAAAATAGATTCATCTAAATTTTCTGCAAGGTTTGAATAAAATTGTTCTTCAGGAGCAATAATTGGTGGTGTACCAGCTATTACATTATCCTCTTCATCTAAAACTGTATCAACTTGTTCTGGATTATTTCCAGCAGTCGTATCAATTATTTCTAAATCTTCGCTTGACATTAATACATCTTAGTTATTTTTTTATTTTTAGCCATACCTTGTCCACGACAAACGATACCGCCTTTTTTTAAATTGATACCTTTGTTTTTTTTAAATTTATCTACACCTTCACCTACTTGTTGCGCTCTTGATATTTCATCTTTGATATTTGCAGATGGGTTAGGTTGTTTTGTTAATGTTGCAATTGCTTTTTCTATCATCAAAATAATGGTGCAAAGTATTCACGTTTTACTTCTACCAATCCTCCAAGTTTATATGCCTTCATTCGGCCAGTATTTGAGCCTGCTAAATCTAATACCACATTTATATTATAATTTCTAGGGTCATCTATATCAGTAATATCTACACCCTCATAGAAATTATTTTTATCAATATTTAAAAAATTATCTCTTTCTGCTTTTGATGAAAAAGCTCCTACGATTTTACCGTCTGAATCTTGTATCTTGAAAGGTTTGTTTATATCTGATTTCATGACTTTTTTGACACCCACTTTTGCTCCTAATTCTTTCGCAATTTCTTCCATGGCTTTTGGTACAACAGCTTTACTTTGAAGTTTTCCTGTTTCCCAATTTCTATATTTACCAACTCCTTTACCATCTTTATTTTCAAATTTGCTCGTGCCATCACCTGTTTTTTGATAGCTAGGTTTTAGTTTATTTCCACTCAATCCATAATATTGTTCTATTTTCTTTTTATAGTTTTGACTAAAATTGTAATCATCCGCACCACCAATGGCTATGTATCTTATATTATTTTTTCTCGCGTCTTGTATTAATGATTTTAATGCGAGTTTTGTCCATGTGGATTCTTTCATCATCGGATAGAAATCGTATGTTCCTTCTTTTCGTGAAAAGCTTTGTCCATAATATTCGTTACCTGTTACTTGAGATGGTCTTATCTGAAAATTAGATTCGAGAATCTTTTTTTCTTTTTGAAGTTCAGTGAGTCTTTTGAATTCTGGTGGAGCTAATGGTCTCTCGTTTGCTATATCAGTTAATTTATTTATCTCAGCAATTTTTTCATTTATTTCCCGTTTTAATGTTGAGTTAATAATTTTATTTTTGAAAGGGTTATTTCTGACTAATGGTTTGTCACCGTCATATCTCATAAGTTTTTTTGAAATAGATTGTCCTGTATCAGATTGTATTTCACCAATGTAATAAGTATCTCCGTAATTATCTACACCTCTTGTATTGTATCTGATGTGTGCGATAGGATTAGGATCATTAAAATGTGATGAAAATATTTTTTTAGCAGATTCGTTTCCTGGTATAGACTCATCAAGGTAGACTACTTTTTCTCTGTAATCATAACCACCATCATTAAATACAGATTTGTGTCTTGGCATGCTTGTCTTAGCCATTCCTTTTCTTGCTAAAGCTTCGTACTTGTCATAATCAGAAATTAAATTTCTAACAATTAATTTTTCGTTATCTTTTAAAGTAGGTAACAAATCTATTAATCTTTGTTTTGTATCAATCACTTGATCAAGTTGGACTTGTGAAGCTGAAAACTTTTGATTGATTGCTGTTAGATTTTTTGCATCCGCGTCAAGACTTGTAATTAAATTTTTAAGGGGTTGTCTTTGTCCAACAGGAGTATCAAGAATTTTATCATTTAACATTCTTTGAACATCATCATTAAACAATCTAAAAGTTTTATTGACATTTAAAATCTCTGCTTCGTTCAAAGGATAACTATAATTTTTTACTTTTGTTTTATACGCTGGGTTTGTCTCAAGAACAGATAATACTTCTGCTTTTGATATTCTCATGTTTGGATATTTTTTGCTTAATTCAAATAAATCTCCTCCAATAGGTTCTCCTTTTTTATTGAATATAAGCAGTCCCGCATCTTCTAGCTCTTCAGCTTTAATTCCTTTGTTTAAGGATCCTTTCATAAAGCCCATCCACTGAGCAGGTTTAGCAAATTCATTACCACCTTTTTTGACATAGTCCCAAGCAGCTGATCCCATAAACTCAGTTATGTTATCTACTTTTAACTGTCTTTTGCTTTTTCCAAAACTTAATGGTTCTGCTTGAACAGTGAGTGCTTTTGAATTCTTAATTTTTTTAGCGTTGAAATCATCCTCAATGACTTTCATACTTCTTTCTGTCATAAGGGGAGTGTTCTTGACGCTAGTTCTTGTGTTGTATGCATTATTAAATTCAGCCATTCTTTCAGGATTATTTCTAAAAATACTTCTAAACTCAGCTATATTTTCAGGCAAATTTAAATCTTGTCTGTATTCTGGGAGTCCATCAACGAAGATCTGGTATCTAGGATCGTTAAGTATAGCTTCTCTTAATTGTGGAGTTATTCTTTCTGATGCTTCATAGATTCCTTGTGTTCTTCTTTTTGGCATCATGGCACGAATACCTGATGCAGCCTTTCTAAAATATGGACCAACAATCGGTACCATTCCTGCAACACCAAGCCCAGTCAAACCCACATAACCCAAAGCTTCGAGTGGAGTCATGTCATCATAGCCTTCTTCTCCTCTTGCTGCTTTTGCTAAAGCTTCGGCATCTTGCATTGCATATTTATATGATTGTAACTCTCCAGTGATAGGCGCAGTATCTCTTAGAAGTGTATAAGTTGTATCTTGGAATTTTTTCTTGGCTTCTTGTAATTTAGCTTCATCTAAATTTTCTATTTCTCCATAGTCAAGTATAGTGTTGTTATCAGCCATAGTTACTCCTATGCAGGATAATATTTATGATCCGTCGGCAGTCGTTGGTTATCCGTCGGCTCATAATCATAATCCGCAGTTATAAAATTTCCTTCTCGGTATCTTAACACAGCTTGGGTGGTGCTGTCGACTAGGTCGTCGTGCTCTCCATTTGGAAACGCTGCACACTCCTCAATCACTTCGTGAGCAAACTGACGGTCAGCTGGATAAAAAACCATACCTGATGCAAACACAGGTGAGACTGCATTCACCCTTGAAACCTTGTCTTTTCCACGCCCAGGCACGAACTCGTGCACAGGGATACCAGTTCTTCTCAGCTCTTGTATTAGTGGCATACCCGTTGCCTTTGCTTCAATGACGACGGACTCAGGATTCCAATAAGAATATTGATCCATCGCAACAGCTTTCAATTCAGGAAAATCCCAACGCCCTTTTAATGAATCTAATAGCATCAAACATTTCGGTGAATCTTCATCAGGTGTAAATACACCCCAAGTAGTGATTGCAGAATAGTCTGCAGAATCTTTTTTACTAAACGCAGTATCATATGATTGAATTACATATTCTAATCTAGGCATTGCGTATTCCCACGGTCGCCACCATTCACGTTTAATAATCGCCCCTTCTTCAGAAGTTGGATTTTGCATGTATTGTGCATTCCAACGTTGAGGTGGTATAGATGCTTTTACAGATTCTAATTCTTCCTTTTTCCAATACTCTGGCCATACTGGTTGTCCATCGTCCAGCAGCGCTGGAAACTCGACGACGTCCCACTGATCAGCGCCAGGGTTTACTTGAGCCTTAATTAGTCTACCTGTAAGATCATCAGTTGCCCACCTAGTCATTACGACTACAATAGACCCTCCCGGTTGAAGACGTTGTCTAGGTCCTGACACATACCAATCATATGTCTTTTCCATAGCAGAGTCCGACATCACGTTTTGTTCAGTATGTGGGTCATCAATAATTAATATATCTGCACCCCTACCCGTTATGGCACCACCGACACCAGCTGCGAAATATTCACCCCCTTGGGAGGTCTCCCAACGACCTGCAGCTTTACTATCCTGTTGGAGTCCCACATTAGAAAAAATTTTTTTATATTCATCGCTATCAACTAAGTTTCTTACTTTTCTACCAAATCTATATGATAGTTCAGCATTGTGAGAAACTTGCATGAGTTTAGCATTAGGTCGGAGTCCCATCATCCATGCTGGAAACAAGTAAGACGCAAACTCTGATTTTGTATGTCTAGGAGGCATATTGATAATTAAACGCTTTATCTTGCCCTCAGCAACTTTGTTCAATTTGTCTGCGATTATTTGATGATGACCCCAATTAGAAGGTTCATTTGCATCTCTGCAAATAAAATCTGGCCAAACCTGTTTTACAAAGAACAGGAAGTCATTTCTAGCACTGAGTATCTTTTCAGCATCTAATAGTTTCTTCAATTTTATTAGTTTTTCTTTTGGTAAGAGCTCTAAATCCATAAGTATTTTTATTATATCATTTCTATGAAAGTTTGCACGTATGTCAATCGTCAAGTTACATATCGCTAGATTTGGGGGGTGGGGTGGGGTCAAAGTACCATATCTAGTATGTTTTTGAATAGAGACCCTGAATTTACAGGTGAAAGCAGCTAGACGCCAGTGAACGATCTAAAGTATGATGGTGATTTATTTAAAGTCTCAGTAAAGTTTTTTTAAAGGGAAATTGCCCATTGGCGCATTTTATTGCGCCAATGGGATATTGATTAATTGTCAGTACGATTATCGGATATTGTTCTATCTAATCCAAACTTTGTGAACAATTCACTAGATAATGATTGACCGAAATTTTTGATTTTTTCATCATTAAGATTATCAAGTATAAATTCAAATATACTCATATCTAAATGACCCGCTACTAATTTCCAATCAATTTTTGGTTTTGCGACTTGTTTATATTTGTGCAAAAAAGTTTTGAGTTCTTGTATTTTAACATCATTACTTTTTTCACTCTCAACAATTTGATTAAGTATAGTCAATTCACTCATTACTTCAACTCCTTAATCTCACTAGACCATGTTGTTCTAGTGTTTAAAGTTGAATATTTCTCAAACAAATCCATGTGTTGTTTTTTAAAGTTCTCAACACTAAAAGAATTGTAAGTCGAAACATTACGTTTTAAAACGTACATCAACTTTTTAGACTTAAAACTAATCTCATCAGTTTTAAGTAGTTCGAACAATTCAACATTGCTAGGTTTTAAAATCCTATTCCACGTTGAAGTTAGTTCTTTTTGTTCTTGCTTTAATTCACAAGAATTGATTATCAACTTTTTATTTTTAGGGCTAAGTTGAAAAGCCTTTTTTAGTTGTGCCATTTTACTCTCTCCTTTTTTGTAGTTTTTAACACACGATTAAATTATCAAATCCCATGACCATATCAAGAAAAAAATAAATTATTTTTTATCTGTTAATTAAAATCATTCTAAAGTGCAATTTATAATCATTCTAAAGTAGAAAAATTCTAGCCGAAGGAAGCGTGGTTCGAAGGAGATCCGTGCTGGGCATGCAGCCAAGAGCTTTGGGTGGGAGTTGGGATTTGGGATTTGCAGTGGGAGTGGGAATGGGAAAGGAGAGCTTCTGGAGGAGTCACCTGGCTGGGATCGCAGGTGTATCCAAAAGCTTTATCTTTCTGACCTTGTCGTTGGGAACGGGAATGGGAGACCGGTTCGCTGCTGCCTGGCCAGCAGGGTCATAGTAAAAGCAACAACAGGACGGTGAGCGTTAGCCAACGGAAACGGGACATAAACGCTAGACACACCAATCCTGTTATTACGTAACCCACTAAGACTTCACCTCTTCGCCGACCACAGACTCTGCCCATGTATTGCCATTTGCAATACACTTGCTGCCTGGCGCCCCAGTCAATGCGTAAAGCTTTCCAGCTTCAGGCTTGTCCTGCTTCTTTGAATGGGAAACGGCATCCTTCCTACCTGTCATATTATAGCTGTCGTCAACCTCACCTTTCTCCATTAACTCGGTGAATGCATCCTTCGGCTGCCACCCATCGGGTGGCGCATTATCTTTGTTGACCTGTTCTATTATTTTTTTTAGCTTTGGCATATCACACCTCCCTCGTGATTCCATCAGGGTCTGTATGAAACACTACCTTGTCCCCTAACTTTTTGTTCTCCAACAATGTTGGAATATTATTTAATTTACCAACACCTGACTTCTGCGTACCTTCGGTAATTTGCACCCACATCTTCTCTACTAAATCTTCTTCCTTGAACCACACGTAAACGAAATTGGAAAAGGGAAGTTCTTTCTCTTGAGATTTAATTTTAAAGTATGTTTCTTTGCCATGCTCTTTGCATGTGAACACAATGTTCTTGTCGTCTTCTTTTTTTGTCATCGTACTGCTCCTTTTGTTATCCCATGAATATAAGATTATTATCGAGAATGTCAAACAAAAAATTTTGAACAGCAGGTGATGCTGCCTGGCCGCCCAGCTCAGTCATTACCTAAAAGTACAACGAAAGCTTCAGCTTTTCCAACGGCAAATGGGAGTTCATCACGCTGTGTTCTGGCGATCCCAGCTGGGAGCCCAGAGTAGTAGTCCTACATATCTATCGAGGAGTTCAAGGTGGGAGATGGGAAGTGGGAAACCAATGGGGTTAAGGTTAACCATCCAACCCCAAGGTTAGGCTTTGACGCCTTCGAATCCCGATCAACTCTCGCTGATCTCAGA